GCAGCAGCCGGGCCAGCCGGGGCCGCAGCAGTCGCAGCAGCCGGGCGGCATGGGCGCACCGCCGCCGAACCACGACACGAACGGCTACCAGTCGCCGCAGGTCGTGCAAGCGCCTGCCTCGCGTTACGCGATGCCGGGCTGGGACAACGCGAAGTGGAACGACCTGAACAATCAGGATCCCAAGTACGTCGTCGGGCGCATCCTGAGCAACCTGCCGGGCCGCACCGACCAGATGGGCGCGGCGGTGCAGCGGATCCAAGCCGCGTATCCCGGCACGCAGCAGGTCGGCAACGGCGACATCAGCATCCCCGGCGTCGGCGTCATCGACATCCTGATGGGCGCAGGCGCGGGCGGGCGCGGCTGGTGGTGGGGCGCAGGGCAGGCGGGCGGCGGTGCGCCGCAGGCGAAGTCGCCCGCGCAAGGGGCGGGCGGGGATCCCTACGCGCAGTTGATGCAGATGCTGACATCGCCGCAGCCCCCGGCGGGCTACGCGCAGCCGCAACAGCAGGCCGCGCCGCAGACGACCTTCGACGTGACGAAGGATCCGAGGTTTCAGGCGATGCAGGCGCAACTGGCGCAGTTGCAGACGCAGGCCAAGACGTGGCAGACCGAGTCGCAGTCCGCAGCGGGGCGCGGCGGCGGCAACCATCCCTCGTTCGCGTACTACTAGGAGCTTCCGATGCCTGACCTCGGCCAGTCGTTCTCGCCTGCGGATCAAGCCGCGCAGAGCGCCGACCCCAACCTGCGGCGTCGGCGCACGCCGGTCCAGCAGGCGCTGCAGACGATGAACCTGCAGTTGCCCGCGTACTCGGGCGGCAACGCCGTGTCGAGCGACCTGCTGTCGGGGCGCACGGGCGGCGTCGTGCGGCAGGCGGCGGGCGTGCCGCGCACGCAGGCGCTCCTGAACGCGATGATGTCGGGCGCGTCCACCGGCAAGCAGGGCGAGGGCACCGGGCAGGGCCGCGCCACGCGCTACGGCGGCGGCTTCGGCGGCGGCGGCTTCGGCGACTCGGGCGGCGCACAAACCGTCAGCGGCGGCGGCGGGAAGCCCCCGATGGCCCCTGCAGGGGGCGGTGGCGGGCGACCGGGCGGGGGCGGGGCTGCGCCGTGGTTGCCCGGCGGAAAGCTCCCCAGCGGCGGCGGAGGGCTGCAGGGGCTTATTCCCGGCGGCGGCAAGCCGGGCATGATGCCGAAGCTGCCGGGCGTGCCGAAGTTGCCGCCCGCGCTGGCGTCGAAGATCCCGCCGATCAACCCGAACATCCCCGGCGGGGGGCTGCTCGACCACACCGTGTCGCGGCCCGTCGCGCCGCCCGTGAACTTCAACCGGGGCAGCAGCGACGTGCGGTTCAATTCGCCCATCGCGCAGGTCGGGCCGCAAGCCCCACCGCCGCCCGCGCCGACCGTCGTGCCGATTGGCGCGGCGGGACCAAACGGCAACGTCTACACCGGGCCGCAGGCGCAGGGGCCGCAGCCCGTGACGCCGCCGTCGTTCCGCCTGCCCAACGGCGGGACGGACTGGCAGGCGCAGCAGAACTGGTATGCGGCACACGCCGGGCAGGCCGCGCCGGGCGGGGGCACGTACAACAACAACGCGCCGGTCGCCGCCGCCGGGTCGTACGGCCCGCCCTCGGGCTACTCGGGTCGCCCGTACTAAGGTGGCTGGATGGCAACGACCGCGCTCGGAGAGAAGCCCTATCAGCTTGTCCCGATCAACGACCTGACGGCGGGTGTCGATCTCCGGCACTCGCCGACGTTGATCCAGCCGGAGCGTGCCCGCTTCCTCCGCAACGTCTCGCTGCAAGAACCCGGCGCGTGGCAACCGTTCCCCGGCTGGCAGACGCGCAGCACGACCAGCCTCGGGGCGTTGCGTCCGCAGGGCGGGCGGCGCATCTACATGGTCGCGGGCACGTTCCTGCTCGCCAGCTACAACGGGCAGGTCTTCAAGCCGAGCGATGTGGGCGTCTGGGGCGCGGCGGTGCTCTCGGGCCGCTCGACCGTCAACGAGCACTTCTTCGTCTACGACCGCAACCTCGTCGCGCTGTTCGACGGGCAGGGGTCGATGCAGAAGAGCGAAGACGGCACGACGTGGACGCGCATGGGGATCGCTGCGCCTGCCGCTGCGCCGGGCGTCGCGCTGGTCGCAGGCGGCACGCTCGTCGCGGGCAACACCTACGAGGTCGCCTACACGTTCGCCGACGCGGGCCTGACCTACGAGAGCAGCGGCTCGCCGGTCGCGTCCATCGCGCCGACGGCGGGCAACCTCACGATCCGCGTGACGATGGCGGTGAGCGCCGACCCGCAGGTCGATACGAAGTATGTCTACTGCCGCAACGTGACGGCGGGCGAGTCGGTGCTGCGGAAGGTCGGCACGACGGGCGTGCCTAACGCGACGACGACGTTCGACATCACGACGCCGAGCACGTTCTTCCCTGACGGCGTCGAACTGCCGACGAAGAACACGGTGCCCGGCGCGTTCAGCTTCGGCGTCGTCTGGCGCAACCGCTGGTGGGCACGCGACGCGGCGATCACGAACCGCATCTGGTTCAGCGAGATCTTCCTGCCGCAGGCGTGGCCGGGCCTCTACTACCTCGACATCCCGTTTGAACGCGGCGACCGCATCACCGCGCTCATCGCGCTCGGCGACACGCTCATCGTCTTCGGCAACACTGGGGTCTACCTGATCATCGGGCAGACCTCGCTCGACTTTGAGGTGCGCCCCAGCGCGGGCGCGGTGGCCGGGGCGCTCGGCCCGCGTGCGGTCTACCAGATCGAAGCGGGCGTGCTACACGGCAGCGACGGCGGCGTCTACCTCTTCGACGGCGCGAGCGACTCGCTGCTGTCGGACGACATCTGGACGGCGTGGCAGGACATGATGACCCACGTCGCGCCGACGGATATGCAGCGGATCGCGATCTGCTATCACCCGCAGCGGAAGGAGGTGCGCGTCTCGGTGCCGCGCCTCTACGACGTGTCGGTGCCGGGCGAGTGGGTGCTCGACCTCTCGCGCACGAAAGCCGCCGAGGGGACGAGCGCGTGGACGAGCACGACGCGGAAGATCGGCGGTTACATCCCGTGGGATGGCCGCGAGGCGAGCGCAGGCGATGCGGGGCGGCTCTGGACGTGGAAGCTCGACGCGGGGCAGTTGGCGGAAGAGTCGATCCCCAACGCGGGCGAAGACGGCCAGCCGATGACGTGCTACTACGAAGGCCCGGCGCTGCTGCCTGCCGCGCGGCGGTGGGCGCGGTTCATCGAACTGTTCGGCGAGTATCGCCCGACCTCGGGCACGTTCAACATCGAGGTCATGGTGGACGACTCGTCCGTGGCGAACCTGCTGATCGATGTCGCGGGGGCGGGCGTCTCGCTCTACGGCACGGGGATCTACGGCATCGCGAGCTACAGTGGACGGCAGCGGAAGTACTTCACGTCGATGCTGCCGCTGATCGCCGAGGGCAACGCGATCACGCTGCGGGCGACCTACGTCGGCATCGGGCTGTTCAAGTGGTTCACCTACGCCATCGGCGTGCGGCCTGAACCGCAGATGCGAGGGTTCAACTGATGGCGAGCTACCCGACGACTCCCGTTGTCTTCCCGGCCCGCTCGGACGGCCAGACCGTCTTCGCGCAGCACATCAACGCGCTGCAGGACGAGATCGCGGCCATCGAGCAGAGCTTGATCGTCGGCCCGCCGCCGCCGCAGATGGCGTCGAACCCGCTGACCGTCTCCGGCACGAACCCGACGCTCGTGCTGGACGACAACCAAGGCGGCGGCGCACTCTCGAAGGTCCGGCTGAATAGCGACGTGAGCGGCAACGTCAACCTCACCAGTAACGCGGACTACCCCGGTGGAGTGTGGACGGCTGATGACGTGGCGGCGATCTCCGCGCTGTTACAACTCCAGCCCCAGACCGGTCGCCTCATTTTTTACAACGCGCCCGTCGGGCCGAACCCGCGCAGCTTTAACGTGCTGTTCCAAGTGCAAAACGACGGCAGCATCCGCGAGCGCGGACGGGCGGCGGCGCTGGGCGACTGGACCAACGTGCCGTTCAACGCGGCGGACTACACCGGCAGCGGCGCGATGACATGGGCTGTGGCCGCCGGTAACGTGTCGCTCTATCGCTATTCCATTGTTGGGAAAACTGCCTTCGTGGAGATGGACATCTCTGGAGCCATTCTGGGCGGGACCGCAAGCACCTCGCTCCGCGTCGCGCTACCAGCCGCCATCACGCCCGCCACAGGTGGCGGGAGCCGTCAATTTCCAGTGTGGCTGCACACCGGGAGCGCGGCCAACTCCATCATCGGGATGGCGGTGTATTCAGCGGGCATTGGCCGCATTGATGTTTACTGCCATCCCAACGCCTCGACGTTGTGGACGATTGGGCAGGCCCCGCGCATCACACCCTCTTTCTTTTTCGCGATTAACTGAGCCGCTGACGATGGCGCAGACCAGCTACGTCAATCAGGTGCTCGCGGGGTTCCCAGCCGACCAGCGCAAGGCGCTGCAGTTGGCGTTTGAGTACGTGCTCACGAACCTGCGGCTCGGGCGACCGGATCCATCGAGCCGCGCCGAGAACCTGCAGTTGTACTATTTCGACGGCGTCACGGCGGCGGTCGCGAACACGGAGTTCTCGATGGTGCATGGGCTGGCGGCGGTGCCCTACAACATGATCCAAGTGCTGCCGGTGCGGATCGTCGGCGCGCAGATCGTGCCGCTGCGCGTCACGCGTGCCGCCGACACCAACCGGATCTACCTCGCGTCGTCGGTCGCGAACGCGCCCTTCATGGTCGCGCTGGAGGTCTGATGGCCTACGGCTACAACGCGCAGGGGCAGATCGTCTGGCTGGATGACAACGGGCCGACGATGGCGTTCGACCCGCACTCGGGCGCGTCGCATCCGATGGGCGGCGGCACGCCGATCATCGCCTACGGGCCGAACCGCAACATCACGCCGGGGCAGGGGTGGATCGACCCGGCGACGCAACACGTCGCGCCGCAGTCGTCCGAGGAACTGGGGGCGATCTACGACCGCTCGCCCAGCGGGACGCCGGAGGGCCGGGCGAAGTTCATCGCCGCGATGCAAGCGCCCGACACGCGACGAGCGCCGACGCAAGACACCTCTGGCCCGATCTGGAACATCATCCGGGGCAAGCTCCCGCCGGGGAAGAAGTACGACTCGCAGGGCAACATCGTCAACACGACCGCGTTTGAGAAGTTCGACACGGGCCTCAACAACGCAGCGGCCTACGGCGGCGCGGGCCTCGGCCTCGCCGCTGGTGGCCTCGCGCTCGGGGCGCTCGCGGCGGGCGCGTATGGTGGGGCTGCAGCGACCGGCGGCGCAGCAGCGAGCGGTGGTAGCGCGGCAGCGGGTGGTGGCGCGGCGGCGCTGCCTGCGGGCTGGGCACCCGTGGCGATGGGCAGCGGCGGGGCGTGGGGCGGGGCAGGCGCAGCGGGCGGCACGGCAGCGGGCCTCGGCGGCGCAGGCACCGGGCTGGCGATGACCCCGGAAGGCGTCATCCTGCCCTCGGCGGCGTCGGCGGGCGGCAGCACGGGCCTTGGGGCGACGGGCGATCTCGTCTTCGGCTCCGGCTTCGGCGCGGCCCCGACCATCGGCGTGCCAGCGGGCACGTTTGGGGCGGGGGCGGGCACTGCCGCAGCGGGCACGGCGGGCGCGGGCACGGCAACCACGGTGGGGGAGACGTTGGCAAAACAAGCAGC